GTATGACCTGACTGAAGCAGCAAAGGAGATACACAGGCGTGAGATTGAGAACGCCCACATCGAAGGTCAACGGGTGTTTGATGACTACCCGCACACCCAATGGACTAACGACCAAGCAGAGTTGTACTACGAAAAAACATACAATGAGAGACCTTAAACGAATCATACTGCATTGCACCGCTACGCCTGAAGGCGCACATTTTGACATAGCCACCATCCGCAGATGGCACGTACAGGACAATGGATGGAAGGACATCGGCTACCACTACGTCATCTACTTGGATGGCTCGGTACACGAGGGCAGACCTATTGAGCAGATAGGAGCGCATACAAGCGGTCATAATGCCGACAGTATAGGAATAGCTTACGTGGGTGGAGTAAACGCAGCAGGCAAAGCGAAAGACACCTTAAACGCAGCGCAAGAGGTAGCGATGGTCAACTTGATTAAAGCTCTGCGTGACCAGTACGGATATATGAGCCTTCACGGGCACAATGAGTTTGCGGCAAAGGCTTGCCCATCGTTCAATGTTAAAACCAAATTTAAATGGCTTCTTTAGAGGACTTCATCAATCAATTAGAAAATGCTGAACAACCGACCTGTAACATTGACAATCCTGACGGCTGCGAGTCTTGCTCTGGTTAGTGGATGCCGTACTGCTCAACCCATCCTCGAGAGTGTGATTGTTCGGGACACGGTAATTGTAACGGAGCCAAAGTACCTCATAGACACGCTGGAGGTGATGAAGGACACCGTGATTTACCAAGACAAGGTTCGCCTTCAGCTTCAGTACATAGACCGAAAGGTCGTGGTTGAGGCTACCTGCTTGCCAGACACCATCCGAGTCACACAGACCAAGATTCTCACGAAAGAGCCGAAGCGCAGAGGCTGGAACTTCGACCAAATGGTCTTTGGTGCGTTGGTGGTTCTATTGATTCTCTACCTGTTCAAACGCTGGGTAGATAAGTTGACGGAGTAATTATACCCCTTTAAGGCACTTTTAAGCCCTTTAGAGAGGTTTTATACCTCAAAAGGTATACTGACCTGCCTTGAGGTATTTGGATGCGTTAGAACGCAAATTACCATTTTGGTGAAGTCAACGAAATGGTATGACCATAAGTTGATAGTCAAGATAAGTTAGTAAACTTATAAGTTGATATTATAAGTTAGGTAACTTAAGTAAGTTAATAATAACTATAATAACTTAACTAACTAACTTAACTTGTAAAAAAAACAAAATAAATTTTACATACGCAAGTAGTTATGATAATTTATACTGATTCTAAATAATGAATGACCATATCTACATCTATTGGGATGAATTACCTTTGAGCAAACCAACAGGAAATGAGCAAGACACCAACCTACTACATCGGCAAGACTCTCGGAATCGAGGCAAAGGATGTGGTGATGGACTTCCAACCTGACAACTACAACTTAGGTACGGCCCTCACCTACCTGATGCGAGCAGGAAAGAAGCCCAACAACCCAATCACCCAAGACATTCGCAAGGCTATCGCACACCTTGAGTTTGAATTAGAACGCCAAGTACACAACCAAGCAGATGAGCAATCAGGAGCAAGCACAACAAATGAAGGAATCAATGTCAAGTATGCAGTACTATACTAACCCTGCCAAACGCAGGAAGATTGACTTCATCCTTGCGGAGTGTGCTTCCCTGTTTGCAAACTGCGATAGCACGTATGCTGCTCGCCAACAGGCGAAATACAAAGAGCAAGAGCTGCTTGGTCAGATAGCAAAGCTCGACTACCACTTCGCCATCCAATGCGGGTACCAACAGGCGGACTAACGGCCTACAAGGTCACGGTTAGCAAGGTTCCGAGCCTAAATGCATTTTATGCATCAAAGCATTGGACAGTCCGAGCCAAAGCCAAAGAGAAACATTGCGGTGAAGTCTTGCATCAACTGCAAGAGTTCGATTGCGTACCGATTACCCAAGTCCACATAACCTGCCTTGTCAATTACAGGTACGATGTAGACAACTCGATTATGGCGGTCAAGTTTGCGCTTGATGCATTCAAGAAGTGGGGAGCAATTAGGGATGACAGTCCAAGATATGTAGAGCAAATCAAGCTCGTGCATAGCCAAGCCATAGCAAAAGACACCGCTGAAATTATTTTTGAAGGATTGATTGTAGATTCCGAATCTTGATTATATTTGTAGTGTCAAACTTAAAACCAATCAGATGACACTATCACTTTCTCAAGAGGTTTACTCTCAAACCATAATGGCGCAGCAAGCGTCTATCCAAGCACTCCAAAACAAAGTACAAGAGCTTCAAGCAAGAATCGAAGTACTGGAGCAGCAAGCAATTCTATTTATTTAAAACCAATCAACAATGGCTAAAATCGTAAGCATCACCCCTACGGGGCAATGGCAAGACCTGTTCAAGTTAGAAATCCGTTTCGACAACGGAGACTTCGGAACTGCGTTTGCAAAATCACAAACCCCCTCGTATGCCGTAGGCGATGAGGTAGAGTACACCAAGAACGAAAAGGGTACTATCAAAATCCAACGCCCGAACAATTTTGGCGGTGGTGGAAGTTTCGGAGGCAGCTTTTCCAACGCTTCGAAATCGTCAGGAGATGACCGTTCCGCTTCCATCATCCGCCAAGTTGCCCTGAAGGCAGCAGTTGAGTACGCCTGTGCAGCAGCTCACGATGTGAACACCATCTTGGCGAACGCAGAGACCTTTAACAAGTGGATGTCTGGCCAATCAGCAGCACCCGCTTCACACACCGAACACTTCGCTACACGCAACGAATCGCCTTTCTGATTGGTTTCTCTGGCATCGTTGTGATAAGGCCTCCTTCGGGAGGCTTTTTTATTTCAAATACTTTTCTATATTTGTTCCAACCAATCAGAGTATGAAACATCCAGACTTACTACCGAACGAAGACTCACTGCCGTACTTGCAGCGGGCAATGAAGGGCAAGTATTACGACACGGGCAAGCTCGGTGTCTTTGAACTAGACCAGTACCTACGCTTTAAAGATGGCGAGTTCATAGTTGTAACGGGCCACGCCAACGTGGGCAAGACTCATACGCTGATTTATTTGATGCTTCTACAAGCATACAATCACGGCAAGAAGTGGCTCATCTACTCCAGCGAGAACGATGTGCATAGCCTCAAGCGCAAGCTCATTGAGTTCCTTGCGTGCAAACCCATACAAGGAATCGATGAACTAACGATGTACCGAAAGCTGGACTTCATCAACGAGCATTTTCAGTTCATTGACGGCAACAGGCTATTTAACGCATTCGAATTGCTTGAGGTGATGGAATCCATCAAGAACGAATGGGACTACACAGGAGCCTTGATAGACCCCTACAACTCCCTTTCTACCGACCAAAAGAAACTTGGCAAGACGGGGATGCACGAATACCACTACGAGGTAGCATCTGCCATTCGGGTATTCGCTCACAAGAATAACGTCACGACCATCGTGAACACGCACCCAGTAACGGAGGCAATGCGTAGAACACATCCACCCAGCCATACCTACGCAGGGATGCCGATGCCTCCGATGACTTCGGACATTGAAGGTGGAGGCAAGTGGGGCAACCGAGCCGACTCGGTACTCGTGATTCACCGCTACTCGCAGCACGAATTCGACTGGGTATTCACTCACATCCATTGCCGTAAGGTCAAAGAGATGGAAACGGGAGGACGTGTTACGCCACTTGAAACGCCTCTCGTTTTGCAGAGCGTTGTGGGCAATGTCGGCTTTAAGATGAATGGTCGTAACTTGCTCGGCATTAAAGAAGACCAAACTCCTTCTGCTGATGTACCCTTCTGAAGAACTACACGACCTATACATTCGGGAGAAGCAGCTGATGCTTTCGGGTACCGCTATCTGGTTGGCACATCAAGCAGCAGACAAGAGCAAAGGCCGAGAGGTACAGGATGAGATGCTCGACCACGTAATGAATTGCCACCACGCAGACCAGTTGCTTCAGCAGTTCATCGATTACCGCCAGTTTGCCAATAGTAAACTGAATGAGGTGATGCTTGCCAACGCAAGGCTCCGCATCAACAACGAGGAGATGATACTTGAGATAGAGCGTTTGCAGCGCATAATCGAGGACAACCTATGAAGCAGATACTCTCACCATTTCAGCAGTACGAGTGCTTTGAGGCGAAAGGCGAACACTACCTCGTACTTGACTACACTATAATCCAAGACAAAGAAGACAAACTCGTGGAGTGGTGCAGCACAATGAACATAAAGCGGCTCAAAGACCATACGCATTATAGCTTACCAATGAGCCACATTTTAGAGAAATACAAACAAAAAGAGCTTAAACCAATCAAGTGCAGATGAGAGCGTTCGAACTACAAAAGATTCAGCAGAACTATTCTAAGTTTATGACTCGCTTGGGTTTGTCGGATACCGACACCCGCAAACGTGAGTACGTATTAGCAAGAGGCGCATTCTGCAAAGCATACCGCCAGCACGCAAGCCTGATGGAGCTTGGCCACGTTATAGATAAAGACCATAGCAGCATCGTACACGCCTGCAAGACACACGAGGCACGGATGCTATACAAGGACTACCGATGGGCGTACAAGGTGGCCTGTGAGGTG